GTGCACATCTCCATCTTTTTAGCGCTGAAATAACTATCACTTCCGTCAGTGAATTGAGCGCAGTATTCTCGCTGGAAAGAAAAATGAGAAGATCCTCCTTCTTGAGCTTCTTCAATAATAGTCCTGTCTATCATCTCTTCGGGTAACGCCTCGTATCCCATTTGAGATACAAAGTATTTGGCATCTCCTACTTCTTCGTCTGACTGAATTTTGTTTACCCATTCTTGATAAGTTTTATATAGATTCTCAAAAGTATAACTAGCTGAAGATAAAGCTATCATCTTAGATTTATTTTCAAACTTAGTCCTCTCCTCTTCTTTTATAACTCCATCGGCTACAAGTTTGTCCTCTATTTCTTTTATTTCCATTCTCCTTTTCATGTCTTGAGGCGCGACAAGAAATGGCATTAAAACATTTTTAATTATATCTTCTGGTAGGAGGAGGTACTCGTCAAGAACAAGTATGTTCGCACGGAAACCACGAATCTTTTCTCCACTTAAAGGAATAGCTGTTATTGTTCCTCCATTTATTTTCCATTCGTATTGATCGTTTCTTTTTGTTTTTGCCCCAAAGGCTTGAGCTAATAATGTAGCCTCTTTTGTTTCGACTATTTTTTCTATATTATTAAAAATAAATCTAGCCGTACGGAAAGTTGGGCCAGCTATAAGTATCTTTGTATTAGGTTCAAATATACATTGCAAGAAACAATAGATAGAAGCTATAAATGACTTACCGCAACCACGGCCCCATACGCACATACTAAAGTTTCTGTTGAACATGCCCCTCAGGGTTATCTCTTGGAACGGGGCTAATTTTATTCCTGTTAATAAGAAGGTAGTAAAATACAAGTTATTACGAAGAAACTCTGCTAAACTAATTCTAGCTTCTTTATCTTCTAGAAATCCTTCTATCTTGGAAAGGCGCGCGTTTACATCTTCCACCTCTCTTAAATATTTTTCTGGCGAGGACCACATATTAAAAAAGGTTTAAATCGTAAGCTAGCTGTAAGTCAAATTTTTTATAAGTATCTCCTGAAAAGAATATCTTTCTGGTTACTCTAGTTGCTTCAGTTCTGCCTTTAGCGAAAAGAAATTGAATGTTGTCGTATCTTTGTATAATATCTCTGACGTTTCTCATCACGTACTCTGGAGTAACTTGAACTTTTTTTGTAATGAACTTTAAATAGTTAAACTTCATCATATTGTCAAGACTGTTCTCTACTACAACTACAACATAAGCGTCCTGCTCTTTAGCTCTATCCATTTCCCTGCAGAATCTTTCATATCCTCCAGAGAAAGTACCTATAAAATCTTTGGTTTCTTTTCTCTCGACATAACAGTCGTTTCCTTCTTTATCTAGCCAGTAATCAGCGAACTTAAGTCCTTCTCTTCTGGTTCCGTAGTTTATATTTAAAGGCTTTTGTTCTCTTGTATCTACAATTATTTCATAACCTTCCTCTATATTTTCTTCTATCTTTTCTTTGGGTATATTGTTAAATCTTTTTGATAAACCAATCTTTTCACATAGATTATAATAATTACCGAAAAGTTTCTGGTAATAAAAAATAGGAGGCATCATAGAAGACCTCATCTCAACTTGAGTAGGTGAACTTTTGATTTTTCTTCTTTCTATCCTGTCTTTAATTACTTGAATACAAAATTTCCTAGCGTCTTCTTCTGAGGCTGACTCTAGATACTTTTTCATATTAGGTCTAGAATTAAAATAGTTAGAAAAGTAATGAGCCTTATTTTTAAATTTAATTAAATCTCCTGTAAGTAAGTCTCTGCGCGGATAATATTTTTGATAATACTCCGCCATCCTCATTTTATGCTTCCTTAAGTGCATGTGAAGAGCTTTCTCTGTCTCAAACTCCTCTCCATCTATTTTGCAAGTATAGACCATCTTCATACAATCTTTTAAATCTTTAACCATTTACAGCCTCCTCTACGGATAAGCCAAAAATTCTAGCCTTTACTTCGTCTATAGTTGAAAGCTTGCCAACCTCGTCTTTAATAGTTTTCTTCCTTAATTCTGCCATTTTAATAAGCTCTTTTCTGCTCTCTTCTTCTTTCCAAGTCTCAACTAAATTGAGAATACTGGCGTTGTCTTGGACTTGTTTGCTTAGCCTATCGCTACGTTTTTGTTTTAGGTCACTTAATAATTTATGCTGTCTATTTACGCATGAGTTATATTCGCTTTGCGCAGTGTTAATAGCTTCGACTAAGCTCATCGATATTCTTCGGCCTTCGTTATCGTTTGCGGTTTCATCAAGAAGCCTCTGAAGTCTACCGACTCTCCTTTGGATATTTGAGGCTATTACGACTTCTCCTGAAAGCACTATATACTGATCAACTTCTTCTTGTGTTAAGTCTGGCTTATTGTAAGTATATCTCACGAACGAAGATTCGAATAGTTCTCTCTCTGTTTCGTTTCGGTAGTTACTTATTTGATGTATAAATCTAAAAGTATGAAGATACCCCATTAAACGTTCTATGTCTTTTTTTTGCCTAGGGGTTACTCTATCCTTGTCTATACCGCTATCAAGAACAAATCTGTTTATTCTACTCAAAACTCTGTCAGGATGTTTAGGTGGTTTGTATTCAAAATTTTCTTCTTCTTCTCCTTGGCTTTGCTCAAAGTCTTCTCCATCTAAACTCTTACAGTATTCAGTAACCATCCTCGTCTCTGCGCTGAGACTTGTAAGCTTATCATTCAGGAATAATATACGAGACATCTCTACGTACTTCATTGTCCCTTTATTATTTCTAATAAACTCTTTATGTTCGTCTGATAGACTTGGCTTTTCAACTTTTTGATATTCACTTGCTGGAATAGCGTTCAGATCAATCTCTGACAAAAAAGCTTTAACCGCTCTACCTTCTTTGCTCCTACCATCTCTTCCTGTGAATCCTGCTACATTTTGTATTAAATGCATTAGAGAAACATCGACCTTCTCGCCTCTTAGGAACTTATCTTTAGTTTCTATTAAAGCAGCTTTCTGTTCGTCGCTTAATTTGAAATCATCTGAACTCATAACCAATCTATATCATCCTTTTCTAATATTTTTTTAGCTTTAATTATAATAGATTTTTGAATATTTTTAATTTGTTTGTACCCGGGGCACCTATTTTTTTCTGAAGTCTTAAAGTTTAATTCTTTTGCTATCTCTTTTTCTGGCTTGTTGTCGATATAGAAACCTTGGTAAACTACCCACTCATTATGCTTTAAAACTTGCTTTAGTTTGCTGTGCATTTTAGCGATTCCATTTTCTAAACTTACCGGATCCTCTGATCTATTATCTATTTCTGATTTATGGTTCTCTAGGGGTAGAGCCATTTTAACATCGTAAGCTGACTTCTTTTTCATAACCCACCTAGCATAAAGAGGACACTTAGTATCTTGCACTCCGTATATCGAACACGCTGATTCTGACTCTGCGGCAGCACATCTAACGCAGGGTTTGCAATAATTTGTATAATTGTTTCTTACTAGATTTTTTAGTTGATTAGAAATAATTCTATTTAACCAAGGTAGTAGAGGTTTAGACTGGTCATATAAATGCCATTTTTTAAATATGTGTATTTTTAAAATTTGAGAGATATCTTCAAAGTCCATCCAAGTGATAGAAGTTAAAGTCCATTTACCTTTTCTTTTGTTTATCTCTTCATTTATTAAATCAATACTTTCTTCAAAATTTACTTTTTTCTTTCTTTTCTTTTTAGCCGCCATCTTCAGGACTTTCTTCAGGCACTGGTCTCATAAGATTAGATAGTGTTTGGGATTTCTTTGCCCCGAAAACACATCCTTCGATGTCTAGTTCTAGTGGAGGTATGTTGGTACTTATTTCAATTGTTTCTTCTACTTCTTCGGTTTCTTCGGTTTCAGCTTTCACTTCTCTTTTTTCTAGCTTCTTGGCGGCTCCTTTAAAAGAAGCCCCACATGAAGAACAAAAGTTTGGAGCCTCTAACAAAGAGGAAGCTTTGGACAACACCCAAGGGTTAGAATTACCACAGCTGCTACAATAAGTTACTTTTTTATACTTAGACATATTTTTTTAAAACCAAGCGAATAGTTATTACAACTAATTATACTTTTAGAAAGAAAATTATGGCTTCCTTCACTAATAACGATAAAGTAAAATACACTATAATCAAAAGAAGGCCTCATAAAATATATGATGCAGATGGTTTATGTGACCCTCCAGAGTACAAAAACCCTAAAATACATATAGCTCAAGACCTTCCTCCAAGAAGGGAGATGGCTGTTGTTTTAGAGGAAATAATGCATGCCTTCTTCTGGGACATATCCGAAAAAGAAGTCAGAAAGTTTTGCTCAACCGCCACTCGTATATTACATAGTGATGGCTGGAGAAAAACCGAAGACTAAGTGTGAGGGTTAACTGATAAGTCTTTAAATTTAGTAACAAGGAACTTGACTAATTCAGATCTCACTACATCTGTTTCGTCAAATTCGAAAGTGTTTATTCCAAATTCTTCGCTTTCTTCATCTCCGAAGACCGACTGTATTTTTTCATATCCTCCCCTTGCTCCATTTTTTAAGTCTGTTTGAGCTGGATCAGCTAATACAAAACATTTAGAGCCCATTCCCAATCTAGTCAATACTGTTACTATTTCTTTTAGAGTGCTGTTTTGGCATTCATCAAATATTAAACACTTTGAATTCCAGCTCATTCCCCTACAGAAGTTGACTGGATAAGTGGAAACTCTCTCATCCTTTTGTAGTTTTTTTATTACATTAGGACATACGAGTTCTTCCATTTTATGAAGGAAAGGTAAATTATAGAAATGCAGTTTCTGGTCCGCATCTCCGGGAAGGAACCCCATTCTTGAGTCAGAGCTTTCGACTGCTGATCTTATATAGACTATCTCAGAGACTTTACCTTCATTAAGGAGGTGTAGCGCACAGTAAACGCTAAGCAGGGTTTTTGAACATCCTGCTGGACCTTTTGCAAAAAGTATTTTAGACTCTTTGGCTAGGGCTATGTTGATGAACTCTTTTTGTCTATCGGTCCAATCGAAATTTTCTATGTGGAATTTTTCCCTATGCCTTATGGGCTCTCTTTGTAGAGCCTTACCACGAATATTTTCCAAGTCCAGAGAGTTGGCCAACTGGTCAAATTTCAATTTTGGCATGATTGTACTAGCTTAAGCTTCTTCTTCCATAGGCTTAATTTTCTTTTCAAGTCTTAAGCCTTTGATGTCTTCATTAGCGATATCCACTTTAGTTTTAGTATCGTTAAAATAGAAAGTAGTACTT